GCTGTAATTTTTCTTACTAGCAATTCGAATAGTATTCCGGTATTTTTATATTTGTTATGCTTTATATTAGCCATTTATTCAATATATAGTTAACTACTAATTATAAATATTAATTTTGTTTATCTTCTTTTAAAAGGTTATCTTCATTTAATAAATTACTTTCTTCAAATAAACTTACTTTACGTTGAGGGAACATATTTTTTAGATTACCTGAAATTTGATGATATATAGCTTGTGTTGCTGCGTTTTCTAAAGCTAATGGAGAACCACCTTTGTAGGCTGTTCTAAATCCTTTAGATTCAGAATCATCTTTTTTCATTCCATCTCTACCTAATCTATCTTTACCTAATGCACTATCTTGAGTATTATAACTAGATGCTTTTTCTTTAGGTCGACCTAATACTTGATCAGGATATGTATCACCATCTTCATTATACCCTTTTGGTACTCCTTCAGTACCTGGGTATCTGCTAGATCCATAAAGAGATGCTAATGCATGTGGTGTACCATAGGCTTCTCCGGTTCTATAGGGGTCATTACCTTCAGTTTCAATTTGATCTATTCTAAACTTACGTTTAGCGTCTTCAAGCATTAAATCTCGGTATTCATCAAATTGATCTTCACTAAAATGGAAAATATGGTCATAAACCCAATCACTAGGTACAATTTTATTTTGTAATAATTCAGTAGCTAATGATGATTTTTCTTTTAATAAAGCTATTTTTTCTTGTTCATATATAATTGAAGGAACAGTTAATGATAATTCAAAATTAGTTAATGATTCACCATCATATCCTTGTGAATATAAATGAACTAATGCAATTTTAGTTAATTCAGATATTAATATTTTTTGGATTCTTTCTACTGTTCTAGCAAATCTAATATCTTCAGCAGCTAATGTTGCTTTACCTGTTAAGTCTTTTTCAAATCCGAAATAAGCTTTAGGTACTTTAAGAGCGGCGAATAATTTATCTCTTAAATATTGAACATCTTCAATAGCAGTATATTCTAATCCTTTTGTAGTTTCAATTCTAGTAGTTGCATCACCACCTCTTACAGGAATATAAAAATCCTCAAGAATGTTTTGCATATTATACTTTAAATTATATTCACCTGTTTGATGATCAACATATGGAGTTTTCTTCATTTTGTTGATAGTACGCTGCATGAAGTTTTCTACTTCATTAGGTGGAATATTACCAACATTAATAAAGAATGTACGTTTTTCAGGTGCTCTTACAATACGATGTATTAACATCGCATCTTCCATCAATGTTAATTGTTTAAAGATTTTACGAGCAGGTTCAATATAGGATCTACCATAAGGTAAATAATTAAAATCAGATAATAATCTGAAGTGAGCCATTTCATAATTATCAAAAATTATACCCTCATTAGTATTTCTATTATAGTTAGAAATAACTTGAGGGCCTAATGGTGATTGTTGAGATGTAAAAGTTGGATCGTATTTAAATTTTACTTCTTGAGGTTTTTCAGGATTTTTACCTTCTAACCTAATAATAGAGTAAGAAGAAAATGGTATTACATTGTAAACACCAAATTTTTCTGAAATTTCTAATTTGAGGTAAAAGTCACCATACTTACACATGTTACGAGTCCATGACCAAAGATTAAACTCAATGTTTAATACATCATAAAATAAGTTATAAAGTATTTTTTGTATAGTTTCATCAGAAGAACGTATTTGTAATACTTCTCCTAAATCATTTCTTAAACAAGTTTCATCAGATAGTATATCTAGTGTAGAAGCAATAATAGAATCACTATCCATTAATTCATAATCAGTGTATAATTGAATACGAGTTGTAGGATAAGATAAATCATTATTATAATTAAAGTTTAATCCACCTGTTGTAGTGTATACTTTATTATATCTGTCATAAAGTGAGTTTGTTTGGATAGTACCAAGTTGTTGGATACGATCTGTATCCATTACTTTTAATTGATTACCTCCAACGTTTCTTATTATAACGTCTGTTGAAAATAATCGTTGTAATCTACCAAAAAATGAAGTATCTACCATAAAATTCTATTATATATTATAAATATTTGGATTTTAACCAAGAAGCCAACTGAAGTCTTCAGTCCCTCCTGCCCCATCATCCATTTTGTATGGGTTATCTGCTGAGTTATTGTGTGAAAATACTCCAGGAGCTTGTTGTGATGAAACATGAAAACTTCCTAAAGTAGCTCTAGTTAAATCTAAACCTTGTTGTCTAAAACGTAAAGCAGTATCACGTAAAAATAAACCAATACTAAATGCCATTACTAAGTCATCATTGTATCCACTTTGAGATTGCGCTTTACCATTTTTCCAAACAAAAGTTCTTAATTCATCTAATAATCTTTTAGATTGTATTGTAACTGATTTCTCTTGAATATACGAAACTAATTTTGAGACACAAAGTGGTCTTGTCTTCATTGATGTAGTAAAACCTGGTATCATACCTTGACCATTTTCCATTCTAGCTAATTGATTCTCATTAGCACCCATTGTAGTATCAGCTTTAGAAGAGTAATATAAGTTTCTATAACCTCTATCTATTAATTGTTCAATTACACTCCATCCAATATTGGCGTTTTCCACTACTAGTAAAGCATCATTATATTCTGTTGCTATTGCAAATAATATGTGAGCATAATCTTTAGTTTGAACTTGTGATCTAAATTCAGCTACTTGTTTAGCTTCAGCTACATCAAAAATATGGAACGCAGAGTAGTCAGTTCCATCTCCACGAGCAACGTCAGCTACTACCATATATGATTTTGAATAATCAGGTAGTTCCCAAATCCATAAATCACCTCCAGGTCCCCTTCTTTCCATAGGATCTGCTACAAATGCAGATTCTAAAAAGTTAAGCATATCAGGTTCAATAACAGTATCTCCAGATGTACTAAAATCGCAATCACACTCTTGTGCTGCGTGTCTTAATCCTAGAATTTCGTCTTGAGCGTCTCTCCATGTTTGATTTCGTTCAGGATGAACAGTCCAAGGTAATCTTAATGGAACAAATTTGTTTTCTTTAGCTTGTGCTTTAGTAAAGGATTTATGGAACCAATTACCTGTACCATAAGGTGTAGATAATGCTAAACATTGCCCTCCAGTTGCTAAAGTTTGTTGTGCAGAAGCAAAAATCTCATCAATTCCTTCAATAAAAGCAGCCTCATCAATAATAAGAAATGAAACAGCTTCGGATCTACCTGCATCTGCTGTAGCTCCTACTGCTTTAATTTGAGAACCATTAGTTAATTTAAGTGATAATTTATTATTTTCAGCAGGTTTTTCACCTGATTTCATCCATTTAGGTAAATTATCGTAAGCAAAACGTACTTTAGTAACCATGTTTTTAGCAGTTTCCTGCTTGGTTGCTATACAAAGTATGTTTTTATCTTTTTGAAATAACATTAACCATAAAGCATAAGCTGATGCTAATGTTGATATACCTAGCTGTCTTGATTTGTTAATAATAGTATACTCATTTTTTTGGATTTGCTGTAATACTTTTTCTTGGAATGGGTATAAATTAAATTGAATTCTTCCTCGTTGTGGATGTTGGATCCAATAATATTTCTTCATAAAATAGATTGGGTCGCCATAGCAGCGAACCCATTCTTGTTTTATGATTTCCTTTAAGGGAAGTTGTTGGTTTTCAGACATAACTGTAATTCATATTATCTTCCTGCTTCTTTATTTAAGGCTTTTAATTTAGTAGTTGCTTCTTTAGCTTTAGCCATATCTTTTGGATCTTGACTTTTTAAAGCAGCTAATCCTAATTTTTTTACTTCAGCTTCAGCATCTTTTATTTCTTTAGCTAAATCTCTTTCAGTTGAAGCAGCTTTAACAGGTGCTTTTTCTGTAGGTGTAGATGTTTTAGGAGTAGTAATTTTTATAGTGTCTGTTTTAGATATAACAGGAGCTGCTGTTTCTTCACCTTTTTTACCTTTAGGACGACCTGTTCTAATAGCACTAGGTGATGAACCTGCATCTAAGAATTGAGCTAAAGGACCATCTTTTTCTAATACTCCTCTAGTTGTTGGATTATTCCATGTTGCTACATCCTTACCAGTTTCTTTAGCTAGTTTTTGATAATCAACTTCACCTGAAGTTTCTAATGAGTCTAGAGTATTGTAAAAATTAGTTCCAGGTCTTAATTTAGCTTTTACAGTGGCAATAACCTCTTTAGCTTGATCTTCCATACCTGGTTTGATTTTATAAAATGTAGCCATTTCGTCTAACATTTCATTTTCATCTAATTTTTCTTCACCTTCTTCACCTTTTTCAACTTTAGGGCGACCTGTTCTAATTGCTAATGGAGATGAACCAGCATTAAGGAATTGAGCTAATGGACCATCTTTTTCTAGTACATTTCTAGTTTCAGGTTTATTCCAAGTAGCGATATCTTTACCTGTTTCTTTAGCTAATTTTTTATAATCTACTTCACCTTCTTTTTCTAAAGCATCTAAAGTTTGATAAAAAGCAGTACCTGGTCTGTATTTAGCTTTTACTGTAGCTATAGCTTCTTTAGCTTCATCTTCCATACCTGGTTTAATACTATAGAAAGATGCCATTTCTTCCAAATTTTCTGTTTCATCCATTTGGAAATTTTCAGTTAACAGAAAAGATTTAGCTTTTTTTAAATCAAAATTGTCGTTAAAGTTCATTTTATTTTAATGTTTTAAATTTAGTATTTTTGATATAAATATTATAAAGAAAGGGTTTCTATTATCTGTTTGATCCTATCCTCTTTAACATACATTTTTATATCATAAAAATATTCAAGAGAAATTACATTGCAATAACTAGCAGCCTTTTTACGATTATCTTCTTTAAGAAGAGGATGTAAATTTCTTAAATCATTAATTAAGTTATCTGGGGTTTCTTTGTTGAACCAACTAATTGGTATTTTGTGGTCTATTTCAATATTACCCCAATTCATATTTTTATTAAATTGATTTTCTATATGTTTTTTTATAAGTTCAAATTGGGGTTTGATTAGATTTTGATAATTTTGTTTTTTTAAATTATGGAATAAATTTCTAATCTTATAATGAGGGTTATTTTCTCTATATAATTTTTGAGAATATTTTATTTTATCAGGATTATTTTTACTCCATTCTTTGGTATACTCATAAAATTTTTCAAGATTTTCTTCTTTCCATTTTTGAGAACGAATTTTTTGTTGATTTTTATTTCTTTGATAATACTTTTTATCAGATTCTTTCTTTGATGTTTTCCACTTTTCAGTTTTTCTATATTCTTGCATATAAAGTTTTCTTTCTTCTTTAGTCATAATCATATATTTGATTATAAATATTAAAGTTTCTCTAACTCCCTAGATTTTTTTTAATAAATTCAATTCTTTCTTCAACACTTAAATGGGGGGGGATTTTAATTAAATTTTTAATTCTATGATTATATAAATGACAAAATCCTTTAATAATAAAGTCTATTTGATCTCTATATTCAGAATTAGTTTCTCTGACTAGATTATTTTCTATCTCTACTCCTTCAGGAGACACATAGAAAATGTAATCATACTCATTAATAAAATTACGAGCATACTCTTCATATGAAATTTTATCTGCTTCTTTTATAGATTTAGCAGCACTTGTAAATGCCATTACATCAATAACTGTTCTATCAGTAATTAAATCATCATTCATTAATTCAGCACAACGTTCTGATAAAAATACAGTTTGACCTTTTAATGTGGAATCTGTATTTAATGGAATACCTAAATCTCTTAAATATTTACTACGTTCAGTAGAAAAAGTATAATTTTTAAATTGAGGTAACTCTTTTAAAGCATTAACTAATGTTGTTTTTCCGACACTAACTGTGCCACATAACCCTATTTTCATATTAAAATCTTGATTTTACTTGTGGATTTTTATCTGGTGGTACTCCATTTCTATCTTTACGTGCTTCTATCCAATCTTCTTTAGTGTATTGGAAACCATAAAGGTAATATTCATCTTTTTTCTTCATTTCTTTAGGATACTTAATTGCTGCATGATCCCAACAGTGAAATTTATTATCAAAAAAAGTAATTTGTATTTTATCTGGAGTTTTTATAGTGCGTGTTCTATAATCGTTTATAACATTTTCCATAAGGAATTATTTTATTTGTTCTACATAAGATATAAAATCTTTTATAATATGTTGTTTTACAGGTGATGCCTTTTTATAAGCCTCACGTAATATAATATTAATATCTGTGGTATCCAAGGACTCTACAAGAAGTTTTTTAAGAGGATTTAAAGCACTTTCAGCTAATAAACAATCAGCTGGTTCTCCATAATCTTCTAAATCATTTATGTATAAAGTAATGTATTCTTGTAATTTACTTTGAGAAGTATTCATATAATATTTTTTTAACGTAATTTACTATTTCTTTAATACCTTTTATTTGTTGATTTAACCATTGCATACGTTCACCCATACGTTTACCAGCCATAGGCATTTCAGTATGATTTTCTGGGATGTACTTTAATAATGGTTTCATATATTCTGTACCTGTTAAGAATATAAAATGATCTTTTTCAGGATTAATCCCTACTTGTTTCATTTGACTTAATACTTTTTCACCCCAAGCTTCTTTTTCATCTTTAGGCATTTCTTTTAATGTCTTATCATATGGTGCTAAAACTTTGGTTAAAGGCACTAAATAATGCTTTGCCGATAGAATATACATTTTATCAGGCTTAAGTGATTTACCGTACTCTAATGTTTTTTTAAATGTGGGAGACGCAGAGTATAAATCCTGCGCCTGTGAAGGTTTATCTAATTTAGATTTTGTACAACTTAATAATACAATAGTAGACATTTATAATTGTTTCTCTATAAATATTAAAAATTTTAAGAGAATTCATTAAACCATGTACCATTATCATCATTCTCTACCCATTGTGATTTAATACTTTTCACTATTTGAAAGTATTTTTTCCAATTAATATCACCAATATCTTTAAAATGTTTATATTGTTTACCTACTCTATTATCATAAGCGTATCTTGACTTATGAGATAATGTGATAGATGGATGATTAACTTTAAGTTTAGTACCATTATAATCAACATAAATAATATCTCTTTTTTTAATATACTGACTATTGAAAAAATCTATAGTATATTCTACATAACCACTATCACCTGCAGGTATAATCCATTCAGTAGAATTTTTTCTTAATTGAATTAATTCTTTTTGAATAAAATGTGAAATAGGTTTAGTTTTAACTGTTTTATCTTCATTAGGATTAACTTGTATAAAATCATAATCACCATTAGTAACTACTAATTCTAGATTAAAAAAATCTTTAAGAGTAAGTAATTCTTCTTCAGTTAATGGTTCAGTTAAACTAAAATCAATATCAGGTTTACGATTTTTAAAATCATAATCTATAACACCCATCACATATAATCCTAAACTACCACCCAATATTAACTTATCATTAATACTAGTTAAAGCAAATATAATATCATCATATTTTTGAGGTAATGTTTTAACATTGTTTTTATCAGGATTGATAAATTCTTGTATTTTATTTAATATTCCTATTGGTGACATAACTTATTGTATTTTAATTTTAGTACCTGGTAATTCTTCATTTATTTTTGATTTTGAACTATGAACCCATAATATAGGTTTTAAAGGTTTAGTAGCAGGTGAACTACACTCACCATCAGTTAAATAAATTAAATTATCAAAATCCTTTTTATGTTCTACTAAATACTTCATTACAGGCTCAAAATCAGTACCACCTCTACCTTGAACAGATAGATCTTCTAATTGACCCTTATATTCATAAACTCTTTGAATATCAGCATCACATTCTACTACTGTTACTTTAGTACCTGTTTTATAAATGTGGTAAATTTCATTAAAAAATTCTGCTAATTCACTATTAGAGACTGAACCTGATGTATCAATTGCTACTAATGTAGATTTTTTAAGTTTAATTTTTAATGCAGGATTATCTGAATAACGTTTATTTAATTTACGTCTAGTCTTTTTAGTAATGATTTTGTTTGAAGTGTTACTAAATCTTCGTAAATATGCTTTCCAATCTAATACAGGTTCAGATACTTCAAATAACGAGTCTATATAGTCCTTCATTTCAGAAGGTATTAATCCTCGATTTTTACAGCGTTTTTCTAATTCTTCCGCTATTGCTTTTAATTGATGATCAACTTGTTTACCTATCAATTTACGTTCAGCTTCACCCATTCCTTCCATAGCTTCCCACAAATCATGAATATCAATTTCCATTCCATTCATATAACTAGCAAAATCACCATCAGGATTACTATCTAATTCATCTTGTAATTTATCATAATAGTATTTAGTACCTTGTCTAGGTAATAAATTTAAAGGTTTATAAGTACCTTCATCAAATTCTAATCCATCCCATTTTTCACCTTTATATTCATCTTGAATATATTGGTTAATTTCTAAATCAGCAGCTACATTGTATAATTTTTTATTAGGAAAACGATCAAAATGTTGCAAATGGAAAAATGCAATATGAAGTAATTCATGTTTTAGAACTGCTAATTTGGTATTATCATCTAAATTTTCCCAAAATTCAGGATTAACACATAACTTAATATTAAGTTTATCAGGTGTTACACACGCTGTAGGAATCGAAGTATTTAATTCCTTATTAAGTGAAATTAAAAATAAACCATAGAATGGTTCTTTTAACATTAAAGTTTTAGAAAACTTTGTAATCTCATGATATATAGACATAACTTTTATTTTTTAATAATATACAAAGGCCTCTTTAAGAGGCCAATTTTATACTTGATAAATTTAAACCACTTCCACCACCTTCTTTCATATACTTGTTTAAATTTTCTAATACTGAATGTATTATGATTTCAGTTTTTTCAGGATCATTTTGGCAATTTTTATATAATGCAGCGTTAAATGATCTCCAATCAGCTTGATAATTAATTCCTTTGTCTTTTAAATATTTTTCAATACTTTTAAAACTTTTATTTTGAGACATACTTAAACCACTACCCCATGAAAATAAATTTTGGTATCTATTTAAAAGTAGAGCAATAGTAAAGTAATTTGTTTCAATATTAACATTAGATAACATTTCTAAAGCTAAATTAATATTAGCTTGTTCTCTACTTTCAAACATGCTACTTAAAGTGGCTAAATAATCATTATCTAATTCAATACCATCAGCATTTAAATCTGTCAAAAAATCTTCATCAAATAATATATTAATTGAAGGATTTTCTAAAGCTAAATCTAAATAGTTTAAAATCTCTTTAGTATAAGTATCTCTATATAAAGCTTCTATATATTGAGTTTTAATTTTAGTAGTGTCAACTACTCTTTTAAAATTAGGTGCTAAACTATTAGTTAAATTAGTATTTTTATAATAACTTATAAGCAATAAAGGCGTGTCATTTTTAAAAATAGGTTCAATTCTTTTATAAGCATATTCAGTTGAATTTCTTTTTATATAATCTTGTAGAATTTGAGTTTTTTCTAAAAATGAAAATTCTTTTAATACTAATTTTTTTAAATCTTTTTTAAAATTAAGTAAATATTCTCTACTAAAAATAATAGTATTAGCTTGTTCTACTCTAGAAGTTTTTTTACTTGTAGAATTTTCAAAATATTCCTTAACCCGATGTCTTGGAATATTAGATAATTTACCTAAATAAACTTTATCCCCTAAATTAGTATTAGGGGATTGATTTAATAGTTTTTCTATTAGATTTTCATATTTAGTTTTATCTTCTAATACAATATGGTCAGTTACTCCCTGCCAATTAGTATCTATATGATTATTAGAATTTTGATATATTCCTAAACAATTTACTATCATAATTTTTATTATTTCATTATAAATTCAACTAATGACTTGTCCATCATCATTGTTTTAAACTTAGATGGATTATTATTATAAACTGATTTTACCATGTTATAACAGATATCAGTTGTAAATACTTTTTCGTTTACAATTTTAGATAATCTTTCAGTAATTGGTTTATCTACAGTATTTGTTTTAGCAAACAAATCTAAGAAGTTAATAATTCTAGTTGATAATGTTGATGCAATATCAGCTCTATATTTTTCTTCTTTACCTGTTAATGATTTTAATGTATTTAAAACATATTGTTCATCTTGATTCATTATGTTTTCAGGTGAAATCATTTTATCTAGTTTATTATTAATAAACATAGTAAACATTGAACTAAATTCTGGTCCTACTGATCCTTCACCTATCATTTGAATTAATGGTAATGAATTATCAAAATTACTGATTGATGAAATTGAGTTAAAGAACATAGATATGCTTCTACTATTAACATCTTTAGTTACTAATTCAGGATGCATTAATAAGAAGTTAATACATCTACCATCAATATGATTTTCCTCAGCCCATTTAGCCCAACAATCAATATCGTATTTTAATTGTACCGAAATAAAACGTGTTTTTTGCGCGTTATCTATACTATTAACTAAATAATCACCATTGTCAGGATTAGCAGTTAATATAATATGCCAATCTTTAGGTAAGGACCAACTAATATATTGTTGTCTATCAATTAGCTCCATTACAGCTTGTATAAACCTAATATCAGCTCTATTCCAGTCATCTAATAATAAAATACCACCATTAGACTTGTTGGCAATCCATTCAGGTGGACAATATGACATTCTATTTTGACCAGTTGATTTATAACCTAATTTAAGATATTCATCAAACGCATGTTCATCAATCCAAATAGTCTCTTTATCATCTTTTACTTCAAATTGACGAATTGGAAAACCTACTAAATCACCAATTTCTTCAATTTGTGCTAAATTTAATTTAACGAAATTTAAATCTAACTCTTTAGCTAATTGAACGATGGCTGAAGTTTTACCTATTCCTGATTCTCCAATGACTTCAGTTGATACTGGCAGTTTGCCTTGGCTTTGTAGGAAACGATTGTTTTCAACAATATGTGTTAAGAATTCTTTTAATTCGGTTACATTAACCGATACTAAATTTTGTTTTGACATAACTTTTATTTTTATTAATAATGTTTAAATATACTAAGATAAGAATGGAGGGCCAAGCCCTCCTTTTCTAATTAAATTTTAATATATCCTCTGCGACATAAATACCTTGTGCACCACTTACTGTTATGCCTCTAGCACTTAAAGCATCACCAACAAAATGGACATTTGGATATTTAGTTAAAGCTAAATTAGTATAATCAACAAGAGGTTCTGGGGAAAGATACTTGCACTCGGGTATATAGATTCCCCAGTCATCTTTTAATGTTGGAAATACTTTTTTCATATCCTCAATAAATTCATCTATGTAGTTAAAGTAACCTTGGAATGTTTTTCTTACACTAACCATATCAGCATCAGTTATTTGAAAAGCATCTACTAATTCTCCTTCTGATGTTAGTGAAGGTTTTCTTGAAGGTGAATAATATAACCCCCTATGATCTATAGATTGTAGTTGTTTTACAACATCTCTACTCCAAGTAAATGGATCTTCAATACCATTTAACTCCATTATAATACCAAAGTTAGTCATGTTATTTCTATAACGTTCGTCTTTTTTAGCATGCCCATTGTAAGTATAGTTTCCGTATGTCTCTTCTACTGCAACATATGCTGCATTATTATTAGTACAGAATGAACGTAATGATACTCCTTTATCATCGAATTTTCTATATAATTTAAAATCGTAACTAATATCAATTAATTTTTGGAAATGATGTTGTGGAGCTTCAAAACGAACACCAATTTGTACTGATTTAGGCTCAGTTGGAAGGTTATATTTTTCTGCTAATACTTTACCAAAATCAATTCCTGATTTGCCTACAGCAAATATAAGTTCATCATAGCTTTGTTGCCATTCTTTATTAGTTAAATCTTTCCAATATACTGTATTTTCTTTAAATTCAATAGTATGTACTTTAGATTCCCATTCAAAAACAACTCCATTATCAACTAAATATGAGTACCAATTTTTAGCAATTTCTAATAAGTAATCAGTTCCAACGTGCCATACTGGAAATAAGCGTAAACCAAAGTATGGTTTAATAAAATCAGGTTCAGCATCAGGATCAGAGCATTGTACTTCTTCAGGTTTAGGGTGAAAACGTTTAAAGTTAGTAATAACTTGATCCATTAATTCCATGGCTTTGTCTTCACCACAGTATTTTTTTAATTGACCACCAATGGCTGTGTGGTAAGTTAATTTACCATCACTCCACGCTCCAGCACCGGCAAAACCACACATTACTTCACTTGGTAATCTATTATATGGGTCTTTTCCCATATCTATCATTGTAATAAGGTTTCCTGGGTAGCCGTTATCTACTAATTTAAGTGCTGCATTTATTCCAGCTACTCCACTACCTACAATTACAATTTTCTTTGTGTATTTACTCATATTTGTTTATATTTCCATTTATAACCTAAAGCAGTTTTTTGCTTTCCTAATATACAATCTTTTATTTGAGAGGTCAAGTTACTTGTTTTTCCTGTTTGTTCTTTTATCCAAAGTGCAGCTTGACCTTTACTTTCCCACTCTTTTATAAAATTATCTTTTAAATCAAACATTAATACAGGTTTAGCTTGTTTAAGTTTAGCTATACCCATATTAATTTTATGTTGTTCTGAAAAAGGTTTTGGTATTTGATTACCTTTACTGATTTTATCTCTTACTTCTTTAGTATAGTATTGAGTATGATTAATTAAGGAATTTTTTATTTTATTATTTCTTTCAGGAGATGAAACCCATCCAGGTCCTCTTCCCCCACCCCCATCATTTTTATTTTCTAATTCAAATCCCCAACTTTTAAATACTTCAATATACCAGGATTCCCAAAATTTCCATTCATTATCAGATACAATATCGATTTCATATATTTTACTATTTAATCTTTTAACACCATGTGATAGGAATCTTTTTTTTAAATCTTGAATTGTTTTACCTATATAAAATGGAATACCATTTCTCTCTAAAATATAAATACTAGTCATAATTATTATTTAATATAAATATTGAAAATTCCATCAGACCAACACCTACTTTTTATAAGCACCTACAATTACAATATTTTTGCTCATTTAGTTAAATTTTATTTTTAAATATAAGAAGGCTCCTATTAGGAGCCAAACTTACTAATTAGTTTATTTTATACTACATTATATTCTACTCCACCAGTTTTTAGATTAACTATACCCTGAATGTTAATCATCCTATAATCCTTAGTTTGAATATCATAAACAGGTATTAATCCTTTAGTATTAGGATCATATGGTAATACTCCTCCTCTTAAATATGCTTTAACACCTAAACGAGCATTCATTGTTCTTTTTTGTCCATTAGACTTTTTAATAAAAGTAACAGTAAACATTTTTCCTTTGGTTTCTCTTATTTTTTGAGCAGCCTCTAATTTTGAAATATTTTGAAGTGGCTGTTCTTTAGGAAGTGTAGATTCAGGTTGATCAGGTTCTGGAGTAGGTTCTGCTTCAGGTTCTGGTTCTATTCTATCCCCTATATTAAGTTCAGGATCAATATTAGGATCAGGTTCAATTTCAAAAAACTTTTTTAATCCATTTTTAATAATTTCTTTTAATTCTGATCTTTTCATTATCCTAGTTCTTCAAAGTCATCGTTTTTATCTAAATAAAACTTATCTTCTTTACCTTTACCATTTGATAAAGTTAATTCAATATCATTACCTACTAATTTTTTATTAGTAACTGTGACCATCTCTCCTTTTTTAAATACACCTATATCACCTCTTAAGGTGAAATCATCTCCAATTTTAATTTGGACTTCTTGTACTTCTTTAAGGTATTCGTTTAGTTTCATCTTAAATAAATATTACTCTTTAATTTTTTTCTGTAATTGATTAGCAGTTATAGCTTCATATGTTCTATTGGCTACTGTATGATACTTATGACAATCATTGCATTGTACTTGAACACGTGGAGTTCCCGCAGCTGAGTAGCGAGTTTGAGAATGTCTTAAATTGTCTGATCCACATTCAGGGCAAGTTGTTTTTTCACCTGTTTCTAATGCTCCAAAATGAGATTTATGAGGAACATAATTTTTAAGATGATGAAATACCTTTTCTAGAATTACAACATCATTTTTACAGTATTCAATCATAGTCTTCATAGCAGTTTGACTGTTATTTAATACAATATCCTTCCATAAATCAAAACCTCCAGTTTCAGATTTTTCACCCACATTTAAATATTGAGCAATATAATCTAAACGATTACTATTAAATCTAAATTTAGATCGGGCTTGCTTTAAAGTATCAATTGTAGTATAATTAGGAAAACAAGGTATACCATGAAATAAACAACGTGTTCTAATCCAAGGTAAATCAAATTTGTCTCCATTATGACCTACTAATTCTTTAGCATCATTAGCTACTAATATGAATTTTTCTAATAACTCTTTATCATTTTGATCTTTATCCCATTGTAAAGAATATACTTTATCTTCACCTTCCCATTTATAACATATACAAATGATTGCTCTTTCTTTGATAATATTACTATAAGGCACATTTAATTTGTAACCTGCTGACCAAAAGAAACCAATATTTGGACTAGTTTCGATATCAAAAAATAATCTTTTTTTATTGAATTTATTCATAACATACAGTTAAATTTATACAATATAAGAAGGCTCCTTTAAGGAGCCAAACTTATTTTTATTTTTTTCTAATTAATTTTATTCTTAATGGAAATTTTGACTCCTGTAACTCTGCTGGAGGTGTTTCTTCAGTAGGAGGTGTTTCTTCAGGTGGAGTTTCAGGAGATGTTTCTCCTTGTAAATCGGCTTGATTATCTACTTCAGAATTTGGACCTTCAGCTGAAGGTGGTATGCCTAATTCTAAAAGTTGTGCTATTGAATTAATAGCATATTCTTCTTCAGATAAATTTCTTAAATCATATTTTTTACCTGTTATTTTAGCTACATAACCGTCTGGAGCATATATTAAGTAAAATTCTTGATTGTTATGTAGTAAAATTCTAAATGTAGTAGGTTTAGGAGCTACTATGAATATTCCTGTTAAATAATCTCTAAATGATGGAGTTAATAAGTCTATCATAGTATCATTTAAAGAAGAATATTTATTTAGTATAAATTCTAGTGGGTTACCTTCAAAAGTTAAAGGTTCAGAAACTTTAATAGCTTCTATTTCTTCTCTAATTAATTTTCTTAATTCTTTAAGTGAGGATTTAACTTTAACTTCTTTACCATTAATACTTATAACATCTGTGAAGGATTTTTTTTTAATATCCCCATTTTTATCTTTAAAAAAACCAAATTCATCATTTTGAGCATTATTAAAATAATAAGTCATTTGAGGATCACGTTTAAATCTAACAGGAACCCCTCTTACCTTATCTCTTATTTGTGATGGTGTTAATTCTAACATTATTTTTCTATTATGCTTATTAATAAATCTGTTGTACCCTTTATCACTCTATGATATGTTTCCCGTGATATAAATATAACGTCTCCTTTTTGGAGAGCCAAAGGTAATTCATTGTCTCTTTGAAATTGCCAACCTTCTCCTTCTAATATAGTAACATAACGATCTTTTTCATCTCTATGCCATTTTAATTCATCATCATCTACATCAACTTTAAATTCACGTAAACGAGAATTATCTTCATTTATAACTTCTTGATAAGGTTTCATTACACATTTGATGTAGTTATTTCATTAGAACTTTTAAATCCAATTACTCCAGGTATTTTTTTAATGTCATCTGCTATTTTATTTACAGTAGCTTCCCCACTAAACTTATTTTGTTTAAGATAAGGGTAAGGATCAATTTTTACTTCAATTCTACTTCTATCATATTTTGAAGTAAGATCCTCTTCCATTTCTATACTACGTACAACAGTAACAGCAGGTAAAGAACGGATATCTGACAAGATATCTTTTTGGTTACGTACTGTACCATCTGTTATAAGGACACCACTTAAAAGGTAGATTCTATCCTGAGATTCGTTTAATAATTTATTTATTGATATCATAATTTATTTATTTATCAGTTATTTTATTCATTTCATAATAAAATGAATTTCCGTCTTCTGTTACCCATTTATCTGATTGATTTTCAACTGATGGAAGTTCTGTATCAACCTTAAATTGTTTTAAATTTTCAGGGAGTTGTTTAGTAACCCAATTTGAATCTTTCCAATATATTCTATTATTAGGTTGACATAAAAGATACCCATCATCAGCACTAAATATATGACCACATTTATAATCAGATGGTTCATCACTGTATGGGTTATTGAACCAATCAACAGTAAACATATAAGTTCCCCATACTTTAGTTCCATCTCTTAATACTATTTCAGCTCTATGGTATGCTAAAAAATCATAATCAATAACAGTTACATTTTCTGAAAAACAGTCCCATAGTTGTTTATAATTAAATGGAATATCATTTTTAGGTTCTGATAGATATATTTCTGAAATAGGTACTCTACTTCTAACCATACCACTATCAGTCATGACATGAAAGGTTAATATAACACCTGCTACAGATTGGATACCGAAAACATAAACATCATAAAATTCACTAAAATCTTTATTATTTTTAGTAAAATAAGATTTACGAACTAATGCTTTAAAGCTAGGAATATTTAAATTTAACATTATTTTTTATCTCTTATTAATAATTCACCTAATACCTCTAAACGACCAACTTCTCTTTGGAATTCATTTTGAGTCATATCTAATGATATTTTTTTATAGGTTTCGTCAAATTCTTTTTTAGCAGCGTCCTTATCAAATTTTCCGTTTATAGCTTTTTTATAGTAAGAGGGTTTTACGTTAAAGTGAGTATATGTTAATAAAGCATCTCCACCTTTTTCCTTAGCATTAGCTATAATTTTTTCAGCACCTGCTAAACGGTTTTTAGCAAATTGTTCAAAGCTTTCTTTAGCTTCAGTTAGTAGTTGAAGTAATTTTATCATTTTTTTATATTTTTAACAGGAGCGTATCCAGAACCATAAGGTGCTGATTTACCTGATTGTGGATCGGATGTTTCTTTTATTTTATTTAAAAGTTCTGTTTTCTTTTTAGATGCTTCTTTACGTTTTTCAATATAATCTAAAGCACGTTTTAATCTTGATTTTACTTCAGGATCTTTTGCTTTACCATAAGCTGCTCTTACTCGTTGATGAATTAAATTAATTACTTGAGATTGACGAGCATGTGAT